TGGTCAAGGCACTACTACACCAAACCAAAACGCTAGTTTTACTTTTGATGGCACTACCCAAACTGCCCCAATTCAACGGGCAAGCAACGGTATTATCGTAAATAGCCAGTCTATATCTGCAAGTTACACAATTGCCGCAACGGATAATGCAATGAGCGTAGGCCCAGTAACCATCGCTTCAGGGCAAACCGTTACAGTTTCTAGTGGGTCACGCTGGGTAGTTCTGTGATAACAGCGTTTCAACCCAATGCGTTTCAAAACGATGCTTTTCAAATCGTTATTACCCCTGTAGACGGGAAGAAAACAGGCGGTGACGGTTGGACTAAAGAGGAATGGAAACGGGCGCAAGCATTAGATAAGAAGCTGCGCCAGGCTGAAGAAAAGCGGATGGCTGCACTAAAAGCAGACCAAGAAGCTCGTAGGGACTTTATTCGTGAACAAATTAGTCCAACACCAAAAGTCAGTAAACGCAAACAAGTTAATGTAGAATCTGTAAGCGAAGAACAGCAGTCAGATGTCATTAAATACGATGCCCTGATAGCTAATTTAGAGCGCCAAAGACAAGATTTATTAAATGCAGTATTGATTCGCCAGGCTAAAGAGCGTTTAGAGCAAGAAATTGCGATATTAGAAGCTAAACGGCTTGCCGAAGAAGATGATGAGGATGGGATTTTAGCGTTGTTTTTATAAAGGAGAAGGCGATTACTTGCCTGAAACATGACAGCTTATAGACAGTACAAAAAAGGTGTAGATTTACTACACATGGGGCATTTCCAAGCTGGATTTCGCCTATTTGAGTTCCGTTGGCATCCTTTGGTGATGCAGGCAACTGGTGAAAACTGGCAAAAATGGATAAAAGCACCCAAATGGGATGGTGAAAGGCTTATTGGTAAGCACATTACTGTCCAAATGGAACAGGGATATGGCGATATTATCCAATTTGCACGATTTTTACCTATGCTCAAGGCTTGGGGGGCTAAGACTTTAAGTGTTATGTGCCATGAATCCATGATGCAGCTACTTGGAACGATGGATTGCATAGATTACATTTCTTGCTCTAAGACAGCAGGCCCACCATTAGAAGCAGATTACTGGATTGGGTCTATGTCCTTACCCCATTTTGCGACTTATGCACCCCCTTTTGTCAAACAATCCTTTCCTGTTACAACCCAAAAGATTGTTGGCTCTGAAGGGTATTTTGAGGCTAAACCATCCAATATTGAACGCAAAGTAGGGGTAAATTGGTCTGCATCTAATGGCCCATTGCATTACACCAAGTCAATCCCCTTAGAAACCATGCGAGAACTGGTTGGTGATGATATTTACTCACTCCATATAGAACTAGACGATGTGTTTGACCCATTACCTAATGACGGATGGAAAAAGAACTTTTACAAGACTGCTTGCCACATGAAGGCTATGAAAGCAGTAGTAGCGCCTGATACCGCAACCGCACATTTAGCCGGTGCATTAGGTGTAAAGTGCTTTTTGTTACTTCCAGACCATGATTACATCTGTTGGCGTTGGAAAAACGCAACATGGTACGACTCAGTAGTACCCCTTAGAAAAGACGAATATCACTTATTACCTAACTTATTGGAGAGCCTATGATTTGCCCTAAATGCGGCTTTACAGAATCAAATCATGTAGAAGCCAAGACAGATAAAGAGCATTACTTGGAATTTTGGGGATATACCATTGGAAGCCCTGAAGCAGAACAAGCATGGAAGGAAAAACAGGAAATGACCCGTAGAGAAGCGCCTATGGTTATATCTGATATTCAGCCCTACATTTCGCAAGTAGACGGCTCAGTCATTGAAAGCCGGTCTAAGCACAAAGCACACCTAAAACAACACAGAATGATTGAATTAGGCAACGATGTACCAACGCATCACAAACCACCTGAGTTAAGCAAAAAGTCTATGGAAGCTAGAAAGCGTCAAATAGCCGAATTGACCTATGCAAAGCTCAATTACCGATAATCCGATACCTTGGAGATACCATGTCAGAAGAACAGTTAGACCGTAGAGAGCAGTTAATGGCAGCAATGGAAGCCGCAGAAGAAGGCACTTTAGAGCCTGTAGAAGAAGCGCCTGCTGAAATAGAGCCTGTAGACGATATTGCTGAAGAAGCCAAAGCAGAACAAGAACCAATAGAAATTGAAGCTGCCGAGGAAGAAACTGAGGAAGAAGTTGAGGAAAAACCTGAAGAACCTGCTCTACAGCGCCCTTCTACATGGAAAAAAGAGTATTTGCCTATTTGGGATAAGTTGACGAAAGGTGAGCAATTATCCAAAGAGGAATCTATCAAACTAGCCCAATATTCCAACCAACGAGAGTCGGAATATAAGAAAGGGGTCAGTACTTATAAGGCTGAAGCAGACCGAGCTAGGGAACTAGAAAACGCTATTGCTCCATTTCAAGATGAGTTTCAGCAACTAGGAATTAGCCCTGCAGCATGGATTAATAACCTTGGTCGGGCGCACATGATTTTGTCAAAAGCACCCTATGACCAAAAAGTTCAATTATTTCACCGACTTGCACAAGATTATGGTATACAATTAAATCAAGACGGACAGTTTGCTGCTCCTCCTCAAGTTGATGCGTATACACAACAACTGATGAACCAGCTAAATCAAGTCAATCAAGAGGTTTCTACTATCAAAGGTAGATTCCAGCAGGAAGAACAAGCTAGATTAAATAATGAAATCGAGCGAGTTCGTAGTGATGTGGAGAAGTTTCCGCATTTTGATGTGGTAAGGGAAGAAATGGCTCAACTACTTGAGTTAGGGAAAGCCCAAGACCTAGAAACGGCCTACAAGAAAGCCGTGCGTATGAATGATGATGTATGGGCGTTAGAACAGGACAGACTCCTGAAGGATGCCAAACAATCAGCAATCAAAGCACAGCAAGTAGCGAAGGCTAAGGCGGCTGCAGTAAGTCCTAAATCCGTTACACCTAGCGGAAAAGTGACAGAACCAGGCGATAAAAAGGATAGACGGTCAATCCTTGCCGAGCAAATGGGTGAGGCAATGAGCCGTAGGGTTTAACTAGCCAATTTTGGCAATTTTTTAACTAAGGATATATCATGGCATTCGCTAACTCAGCAATTACCGATATTATCGCTACCACTATTCAAAGTCGTAGCGGTGAACTCGCAGACAACTTAACAGAAAACAATGCAATTCTTACCCGTTTGAACCAGAAGGGCAATGTACGCCCATTTTCAGGTGGTAATGTGATTTTGGAAGAAATCATGTACAACGACCCAAACACCAACAATGCTAACTCGTATAGCGGTTACGAAGTTCTGAACATTTCTCCTGACAGCCCAATTTCTGCTGCTCAGTTCAAGATTGCTCAGTACGCTGACTCCGTAACGATGTCTGGCCTTGAAATGTTGCAAAACAGCTCTAAAGAAGCAATCATCGACCTGTTAGATGGTCGTATGCAAGTTTCTGAAGCTCGTTTGCTTAACCGCATTTCGGGTGACTTGTTCGGCAACGGTACTGGTAACGGTGGTAAGAACCTTGACGGTCTAGGCGCTGCTGTTTCAGCAACTCCAACCCTCGGTACTTACGGTGGTATTAATGCCGCTAACTGGGACTTCTGGCGTAACCAAATCACGACTGGCGTAACCACAACTCCTGCTACAACCAACATTCTTGCCAAAATGACTGAAGCTGCTATCAAGCAGATTCGTGGTACTGACAAGGCTGACCTGATTGTTGCTGGTAACACCATGTATCAACTGTATGTAAACAGCTTGCAAGCTATCCAGCGTATCGCTTCTGAGGAATCAGGCGCATCTGGTTTTGCTTCCTTGAAGTTCTACGGTGGCGGTACATCGGCTGATGTGGTACTTGGTGGTGGTTATGGCAACCAAGAGACAGCTACTTATATGTATATGCTCAACACCAACTACATTTTCTTCCGCCCACACAAAGAGCGTAACTTTGTACCTATCGGTGGCGAGCGTCAAGCGATTAACCAAGACGCAATCGTGAAGTTATACGGTTGGGCTGGTAACTTGACTACTTCTAACCGCTTCTTGCAAGGTTTGTTGACAACCTAATAAGTAGGGGGAAACCCCTATTTAATCTTGTCCACTCAATTAATTTAAGGAAATAATCATGGCATATTCAACACTTCCCATCGCTGGTATTAATTTAGACAGCATCCAATCTGCGGCTGATGTTGCAGCTTACGGTGAACCAGTAGACTTTGGCCCACTCGGTACACAAACTTTCGCTTCTGACGGTTTGCGTTATGTTTGGGCTGTAGCAGCAGCTACTATCGCTCCAAGCACTACCGCTTGCGCTATTGACACCACAGCCTTTACTGTTGCTGCTACTGGCGGAGCTTATATCTCCCCAGCAGTTTCAATGGTTTCAGGTGATTATGGTTGGTTCGGTAAAGCATCTGTTTAAGCTATACCTGTAGTACCATAGGGCTGTCCCCAAAAAGGGCAGTCCTTTTTCTTTTAATAAACCTAACTACTTAGGAGATTTAAAAATGGCATTACCATCCGATGATTTGGGCGCAGACAGCCGCCTAGCAGTAACTTTCTACAAACGCTCAATGAAACAAGAAGATGAGTCTATGGCTGCTGGTAGACCCATATTCAAAGAGTTTGACTTTATTCGTATTTGCGTACCTGGCGATTCTTTAACCGAAATCGACACCTATGCACACGAAGAACATAAAGCTCGCTTCCCCCGTCAATGGGCGCATTATCAGAACCAAACCGCAGGACATGAGCAAATTGTAGGCACTCCGATTGAGGAATGGACAATCATTAGTCGTTCGCAAGCCGATGAATTAAAAGGAATAAAGTTCCATACAGTAGAATCCGTAGCCAATGCTTCAGACCTACAAATTCAGCGTATTGGCATGATTGCGGGTATGAATCCATATTCGTTTAGAGATAAAGCCAAGGCATTTTTAAACCTTGCTGACCAAGTTGGCGAAACCAATCAACGGGAAGAAGAACTATCTAAATTGCGTCAAGAAAACGCTGCAATTAAGATGGAAGCTGATGCCAAACTAGCCAAACAACAAGAGCAAATTGATGCACTTATGGCAATGATGGCAGAGAAAAAACCCAAAGGGCGTAAGCCAAAAGAAGCTGCGGTAACTGAGTAAAAAAAGAGGGAGATATTCTCCCTTTTTTTGTTTATAATCGGTACAAATACCCAACTACTTGGGGAAACCAAGTAAAAGGATATATATGTCACAAACCATGCTTCAGCTTGTCCAACAGACAGCAGCCGAACTTAACCTTGCAGTACCAACTTATGTTGCTGGTAATACATCACAAGATGTTCAGCAGATATTGGCATTGATGAATGGTTCAGGTTATGACTTGGTTAAAGAATATGACTGGCAAGCCTTACAAATCCAATACCGATTCTATACGCAAGCAATTAACTGTAACGGCACATCCGTTAATGGTTCTTTAAACCTTGTTGTTGAAACAGGTGTAGATATAACTGGTGTAGACAAGCAATGGCAGATTACTGGCACTAATATTAACCAAGATACCAATGTCGTATCGGTTAATAACCAAACCATTACCATGAGCCAACAGGCTTCTGGAACAGGTACAGGCGCTATTGTTTTAGCCCAAACTGCATACTCATTACCCCCTGATTTTGAGCGTATTACCAATAGAACTCAATGGGATAAGACCAAAAGATGGGAAGCTCTTGGACCTGAAGATGCACAACAATGGCAATGGCTTAAGTCTGGTTATATTTCTACTGGTCCTCGTATTCGTTGGCGTATTCTAGATAACCAGTTCCAAATATGGCCTCCCATGAATACCAATGAGTATTTGGGCTGGGAATACAAGTCTAAAGGTTGGGCAAGAAGCCCTACTGGAGTGGTTCAAAACAGCTTTACTGCAGACAACGACACTACAGTATTAGATGACCGTTTAATGGTTTTATCTACTAAACTCAAGTACTTCCAAATTAAGTCGTTTGATACTACTGCTCTGCAACAAGACTATTTCCGCTATCTAAATGTATGCAAAGCCCAAGATAAAGGCGCAGCAAACCTATCGTTTGCGCCTTATCCAGCCAAGGTTCTTATTGGTTATGCCAACATCCCAGACACCGGCTATGGTACTTAATCATGGCAGTAGCTAAAGGCAGAAGCGCACAAACAACATCATTACCTAGCCCCATAGGTGGTTGGAACGCACGAGATTCATTGGCTAGTATGGCCCCAACGGATGCCGTACAACTTGTCAATTTTTTTCCTACCCCTACTGATGTTCAGTTAAGAAAAGGCTATACCAAGTCATCTATTGGCATTACTGGCAGGGTTAATTCGTTAATGAATTACTCTGATTCATCATTGCCTGCTGGTTATCGTCTGTTTGCTGCTGCCGGTGACACAATTTATGATGCCAAACCTGCTACAGCCGTACCTTTCTTTACCGACCTAAATAGTGATAAGTTTCAACACACTAACCTTACAAATCAGGCAGGTCACTTCTTAGTTGCTTGTAATGGAGTAGACCCAGTCTGTATTTTTGATGGCACAGTTTGGTACTTTTTAGCTACGACCCAAACCGCACAAACCATTTCTACTATTGTTAATTCAGGCACAGAAGCGCTTTTAACTACTGGCGCACCACATGGCTTAGTAACAGGCAATAGAGTGGTTATTTCAGGCGCAGTCCCAGCAGAATACAACGGTGCTTATGTAATTACCGTAACAAGTGCATCTGAATTTACTTACACAATGGCTTCCGCACCGGCTGGAAGTGCTAGTACAGTCGGTTCTTACACAGTTTCAGGCATCACAGGCGTAGATTCTTCTACATTTATTAATGTAAACCTATTTAAAAACCGCCTTTATTTCACTCAAAAAGACTCTTTAACTTGTTGGTATTTAGATGTTAATGCTATTTCAGGCCCAGCTTCACCCCTGTTTTTTGGTGGAATTGCCCGTAATTCAGGCTATTTACAAGCAATGGGTACTTGGACTATTGACGCAGGTCAAGGCGTTGATGACTATGCCGTGTTCGTTACTTCTATGGGTGAAGTTATTGTTTATAACGGTACTGACCCTGATGATGCTAATACTTGGCTTCTTAAAGGCGTATGGCAAATAGGTCAAACTTTTAGCCGTAGGTGCTTTTATAAGTGGGCTGGAGACCTTTTATTGCTTACTCAAGGCGGGTTAGTACCATTAGCTGCTGCCCTGCAATCTAGCCGATTAGACCCCCGTGTAAACCTTACCGATAAGATTTTTTTCGCAGTTAGTGAAGCTACTACCCAATATTTTGCATTAGACGGTTGGCAAATAAATTTCTTTGCTAGTGAAAATATGCTGATTTTGTCTATTCCTACGGGAAATGGCATGGAACAGTATGTCATGCACACCATTACAAAGTCATGGGCTAAATTCACAGGTATTCAGGCTTACTGCTGGGAAGTTTCAGGCGATGCTGATATGCACTTTGGTGGAGACGGATTTGTAGGAGAGTTTTACCGAACAAACTCTGATGCTGGAACAAACATTGTTGCAACTGCACAACAAGCCTATTCTTACTTTAATACGCCTGGTCAGCTAAAACGCTTTACCTTAGTACGCCCTATCTTACAGACAGATAACGGCTTACCGACTGTTTTATGCGGTATTAGCGTGGATTTTGACACCGTACCACTTACCAACCAAATAGCGTTTAACCCATTAATTAACCAAATTGGTCTTTGGGATGTTGCAAGATGGGATGAAGCTAACTGGGGCGGTGGTTTAGTTACAACTAAGATTTGGCAAGGTGTAAGCGGTTTAGGATTTAGTGGCTCAGTCAATATAAATGTGGCTTCACAAGGAATCCAACTGCATTGGGCAAGTACCGATTATGTAATGGAAAATGGTGGTGTACTGTAAGAATGTTGTTTATACTACACACAAACCAAAGGCATACGAATGAATAGCGTAGATGGAAAACTTGAATGGTTTGGTGGTAATCAAAATGCTTTAAATATGTATCGCTTGCTTGTGGACTTACTTCACACTTGGGATGACTTAGTGGATAAAGATAAAGAAGTTTGCGAATACAACATTAATTCTTCTTTTTTAATAGCCTTAGTCAGCCTTCCAGCAAACCCGTTTTATAGAAGTATTCAAGACCAAATACTGCCCATGTGGGTTACGGTGGTTTCTTCTTATGAAACTGCCAATAGGTTTGAGCGAGATAAAGATGAACATGGCATAGAAATTAGCCATACTTTGAGGTACGCAGCAGGACAGATTATTGCTTATGCTGTAGAGGTTTGTTTGGGCAGGGAAAAAGCAAGAGAAGTGTTGCCAGAAGTTTGGAAAGATATTGTATTTGAGCGATTTGAAGAATACCGCAAGGAGCATTTAAATGCTAATAAAGAGTAAATTTAGTGGCTTTTTAGCTGATGGCACAAGAACCCCATATTTTGGAGGTGGCGGTGGCGGTGTTTTAAGCCCAGTAACAGATTTGTTATTTGGTAAAGCGCCAGAAGCTCCTGCCGCACCTGATTACAGGGGTGCAGCGCAAGAAACAGCAGCAGGTAATCTTGCAGCAGCTCAAGCGGCTACTGCGGCTAACCGTGTAAGCCAATACACACCTTACGGAAACCTTGTTTATAGCCAAACTGGTGTAGATTCTCAAGGTAATCCTACTTGGAGAGCAGACCAATCGCTTGCTCCTGCCCAACAACAAATGTTGGATTTGCAAAACCAAACCAGTTTAGGTCTTGGCAATACCATTAATTCTGCTTTAGGCCGTGTTCAAAACACAATGGGTCAAGGATTTAACCCTAATTTGCCACAATTGCAATCTTCTGCTGGTCAAGCTAATTTACAAACAAACACAGATTACGCTGGTGGTATGCAGGGTTGGGACAGAGCAAACCAATTGCTTATGCAACGCCTTGCTCCACAAATGCAGCAACAACAAGAGTCTTTGGATGTTAAGTTAGCAAACCAAGGTATTGTGCCTGGTACAGAAGCATATAACAGAGCGCAAACTCAACTTTCACAGCAACAAAATGATTTGCGTAATCAAGCGCAAATAAGCGGTTTATCTGCTGGAAATACATTGTTTCAACAAGGATTGCAAGGCGCACAATTTGGCAATCAAGCACAACAACAAATGCAACAAAACAGATTGCAAAATGCTCAATTGGCTAATCAAGCAAATCAACAAGGGTACACACAAGCTCTTACCAATTACAACTTACCACTTAATACTCTTAGTGCATTGCGTAGTGGTTCACAGGTTCAAAACCCATCTTTTGTTAATGTTCCACAACAAGCTACAACTTCAGGCGCAGACTTATTAGGTGCTTCACAAATGGGCTTTAACGCTGAAATGGGTGACTTTAACGCTAAAGCAGCAGAGCGTAATGCAATGATTCAAGGCTTGTTTTCAATCGGCGGTGCTGCTGCAATGAAATCAGACATTCGCACTAAAGAGAACATTCAAAAAATTGGCATTGCTCAAAACGGTTTACCTGTTTATGTTTATGAATACAAACCTGAATTTAAAGATGACAAATTAGCTGGTCATGGCAAGTTTGTAGGACACATGGCACATGAAGTTGAAGAAATTTATCCAAACGCTGTTAAAACACTTGATGACGGCTATAAAGTCGTAGATTACGGACTCTTATCATGAACTCATACAATCCATACGCACCTAATCCTTACATCCTGCAAGGAAACCAACCGCAAGAAATTGGTGGTTTAAGCCCTGTATTCCAAAACATTGCAGCTCAACAAGCAGTTCAAAATGCTGCACTTGCACAACAAAATCAATTGGTTCAACAAGCAGGTCAAACTGGACAGCAAGGTGGCATGAACCCTGCAATGATGGCTCAAATGTTGCGTAAAAACGACCCAAATAAACCTGCGCCTGTAACTGACTATAGTCAGCCTATGCCAAATTACATGGATTCAGCATACCAACAAGCAGGATATTAATATGGCTGCCGAAAATATGACTCCCGAAGATTACGCTCAACAACAAGCGATAAATCGCCAACAACAACTAGCTCAGTTGCTTATGCAACAAGGTATGCAACAGCCACAAAGCCAAATGGTTAGTGGTCGTTATGTTGCGCCTAGCATATTCCAAAACATCGCCCCTTTAGTACAGGCTTACATGGGTAAACAGATGTTAGAGCAAGGCGATAAAAAAACAATGGAATTGGCTGAAAGAATCCGTTCTGCAAAAGGTGAAAAAGAACAAAAGATTACTAACCTTATTGCAGGTACGCCCGACCAAGCTACTGAAATGGCAGGCCCTTACGGTCAAGGCGTTGGCAGGGGTGGTGCTAATGTACCTATGCCTGTAGCTGTACAGCCTGGCACTAAGCCTGATTTAGCTGCTGCATTAAGAGAAATAGGCACTAACAACCCTTATGGCGTTGGCAAAGAATACAAAGCATCTATTTTAAGCAACATGATTCCTAAAACGCCTGATGCAGTTGCTCAGTACAATTTTGCTAAAAGCCCTGAAGGCGGTAGTTTTAAAGGTTCATTCAATGATTTCCAAAATCAAATAACTCCTTACCAAAGACAGTCCTTAGCTATTCAAGCTGGAAACCAAGCGCAGTCAAGAGTGCCAATGGGTTATCGCATGAAACAAGATGGCACTTTGGAAGCTATTCCAGGTGGCCCAGCAGACCAAAAAGCATTAACAGTAAATGCTGGTAGAGAAACAGTAGACACATTGGTTACTGGACTTAAAGCTCAGTATGACGCTCTTAAAGAGGGTGGCGGTATTACTACTAAAGATAATACCTTTATGAATATACCTGCTTTCATATCTTCTACAGGTGTGGGTCAAACTACAGGTAAATTGTTTGGTACGCAAAATCAGTCAGCCCGTAACACTATTTCTCAGTCTCGCCCATTGTTGTTGCAAGCAATTAAAAAGGCTACTGGAGCGTCAGCTAAAGAGATGGATTCCAATGTGGAATTGCAGATGTATTTAAGGGCAGCAACAGACCCAACCTTAGATTACGAAGCTAATATCTACGCATTAGAGCAATTACAAACATTGTACGGAATTGGTGGAAACGCTCCTGTTGGTAGCACTCTTGACAGTAAGCCTATGGGTGGCTGGAGAGTTAAGGAAAGCAAATAATGGCTGAAAAAGAATATACAGTCGTTGCACCTGACGGCAAAGAAATTACCCTTATTGGG